CATTTAAATATTTTGTTATAAATATCATAAAATTCGTTTAGCTGTAGTTTTAAATTCAGTAAATATAGGGGAATGTCTAGGATTTTCTAAGTCAAATAATTTCTTTACAGTTTTGAATACATCTAAATTTTCTTCTTGTGTTCTTTTAGATTCATGTAACTCCCATCCCTTACCTTGTATTGCACCTTCTTTAGGTCCTCTTTTAGAGGATTTTAACCAAAGTATACCATATCTGTCTGCTGTTTTACCAAAACATTCTTCATAGCATTTGCCATAAATTGCAGTTTGCAAGTCGTGGGTTGTTTGTAAATGATTAGATGTTTTAAAATCAATAATCCATAGTTCACCATCAATTTCACATACCATATCACAAGTTCCAGCTACTTTTATTTCATCTGAGAATATGTGTACTTCAGTTTCAATTAATGTTGGATTATAGGTTTCCCAGAAATCAACAAATTTTAAAAACATTTGCCAAACATTTGGATTATACATCGGAATACCATTTCGTAAGAAATTTAATTCTTTACCATTAAGGTAATCTTCACACATTTCATGGACTTGTGTTCCTTCATCAGATGCTTTTTTAACTATATAATCCGCTGAGTATCCTACCTTTTTTAACCAATCTTGGAAAAATTTACCTTTTGGGTAACAACTTAATACGTAAGTTATTGAGGGGTAGTATTTTCCATTTCTCTGATAGTATCTAGAGTCTGGCATTGTAATCTGTTTAGCATCATCGCTAATTTCTAGAATCCTATTATAGGATGTTTTAATATTTTTCTTACTCATATAAGTTGTAATTTCTTCTCCATTAAATCATACTGAGTTAACGGGGGAGTTGTTTGAATTAATTTTGTAAAATCGTTAAATCCCATTTCACTAGGGTCGTTCCCTTGAAGTTCTACCATATACACTTCTTTACCTTCATTAATAAATTCTTCAGCATATTTTATTGCTTTTTTAATTGCATCTGAATCTAAGGCTATATATATTTTTTTAACTGTTGAAGTTACTATTTTTCTCATTAAAGATCCCTGTAGGTTACTACCTAATAAGGGTATCGCATTCCTTTTAATAGCAATCGCATCAAATGGACCCTCACATAATACTAAAGGTAAATCCCAATTAATGAATAATTCAAAAGGAATAATATTACGGGAGGCCTCAGGATTTTTGTATTTTCTAAATGGGTTTTTTTCAAATGATCTACCTGTGAAGTAATTCAATTTACCGTTTTCATCATAAGATGGGATAATTATCATATTCTTGTATGGACCATATTCACAATATCCTAAATCGTATTTAATAATATCATCTATAGTAAGGCCTCTATTTTTTAAATAATTCCAGGATTGCTTACCTGTTAAATCCGTAGCTAAGGGGTTGATAGCTGTGAATTCTTTTGGTAGTTTTAAGTCTATTTTTTTAATAGTTGACTCATATTCCTTTTCCTCATCCACTAATTTATATAATTCTGTAAATTTGTCAGATGATGCCTTTAATTGTTTAAATAGTGTTGATATTCTTGTACCTTTCTTCCCACAAACCCAACAATGCCATGGGTTGTATCCTTTTTTATTTTCGGAAAAATTAACTTCTAATTTTGGTTTTTGATGGTTACAGAAAGGACAAGTGTAAGCTTGATTGCCCCTTGCCGTTCTTTTTCCGGTGCCTAACACAGAATTTACCAAATTAACTAGGAGTTCATTTATCATAGTCCGTAATATACGAACTAAAGGTTGCTAATCAAAGTCTTTTGTGTAGAACTTTCCGAGAATGTTGTCATTCCAAAATTCTTCGGGGTTTTCTAGCACTTGATATACAAATAAATATTTTGTTTCGTAGTATGTTAGGAGTTTTTTTGATGGGCAAGCCTTAACTATTTGCTTATCCCAATTTTCAGGTGGCTCCGATTTGATTAATTCTTGTAGTTCTTTATTAGAACCCCAATAATTTTTCCAATCAGATTCTTTAACAGCTAATTTATATGATGGTCTTCTTCCTACAAGTCCTTCATATTGTTTTAATTCTTTTTTTCCTAATTTTACTTTTCGGGTAAAATACAATATTTTCTTCCCAATGTATTTTTTGTTAGTAGGGAGGTGAGTTATTATATAAATAAATCCAAAGGATTCATCGGGAAAGTCAGATATGCTTTCTACATCTATACCTTCGTATGTCCATTTTATCATGTGTCGAAATTAACTACAAATGTTGTGTCTGTATATAATGAAATTGGAATAGGCTGTGCTAACTTTCCAACTGCTACTAGTTGGTAGGATTCATTATATAAACCTATGGTAGTTACATAGGGGCTAAAATACGACCCAGTTGCAAAATCGTAGTAGTTTTCACCTTGATTTGAATTATTTGAGGTGTTTACTACGTCATTAGCAGTTAAAGTAAAAGAAATTACCCCGGATGCCCCCGGAATAGTGGGGACCGTATTAAGTGCTATAGTATCTCCTGGTGAGTAATTTCTTCCGGGGTTATTAGTTGTGATGTTAGATATAACATTGTTAGGACCACCTCCACCATCTGCTACAGTTATATTGACGGTTCCACCAACCCCTACTCCCCCTACCCCGTTAGTTAAACTAAAAGTATAAACTCCAGGAGTACCATTTCCATCATAAGTGGATGTAAAAAGTGATTCTGAAATAGCATTGTCTGCAGTGGTTAATTGATTTAAGGGCCTTAATGCAGATGGGTTAGTTGTATACGAATATTCATTATCGTTAACCGTACACTTATATTGATTTTCTCTTATAGTAATAGATGAGGAAAATGCTAGGGATGCTGAAGTAAGATTATCATTAAGTGTAACAATAGATGAGGGTACGATTGCGATTGTTAAGTTACCTGCTACACCTATAAACCCCGCTGCTAATAATTCTGCTTCGGTTATTGTTATTATATTATTTTCTACATAATAAGCACCAGTTGCTACTATAGAAATAGCTGTTAAAGTTCCTCCCCCGTTAGTTATAGAAAATGAAGCACCTGCTCCATTTTGTGCAGTTCCAAATGTTACAGCTGAAGAGGGAGTTACTGTAAAGGGACCAGCAACTGATCCCATATTATTAAATGCACCACCACCTGATGTATTAGCTAACACAGAAACGCTATTTATAAAGGATCCAAAAACAGTTCCATTAGATCCAACTAATGTAGCAAAGTCAGATAAATTACCTTCATCAATCCCGGTTAATACAGCCATCCCCTGTGAGTAAAATATTTGTCCTACACTTCCTGTGTAAATTATATCACCAGTTGTTGCGTTAGATTGTGTTGCTATTAAATTGCCTTCACTATCATCATGTACAAAACTTTCAACATAATAGCCTGCTGATGCATCTGAAGATGTGTAAGTAAAATTAAATGTTGAAGGTGGTATTTTTTCCCCAAATAACTTTGAAGGGATTGAAATTACTGATGGGCCTTCTACTGCAGTGGATGCTGAAAATTGAGCAAACTGTCTATTTTGTTGAATAGATGATTGTAGGAAATTATCAAACCTAGGACCAGTTGTTATTCCTACATATGAATTATACTCAGGAGTTGCTCCAGGTATTAAACTTTGAGTAGAAAAATTATCCCCAGTTGATGCTGTTAAGTAATTACTATAGTATAACTGTTTAACATTATTAAATACTAATACTTCATTTAATATAGTTCCAAATCCTGTAAGTTGTGAGCCTGTTACATAAGGACCTTGCATACTTTGATAGTATTCTATACCTACATCAGATGCTGTTATTTGACTTCCAACAAATCTAAATCCTTTGTTGGCATAAAAGGGAGTTATTACTACCTCATTTGTATTAAATTGTTTGAATACAGACATTCATTTTAAAAATCTAATTTTACTCTTACAAGTAATTCTTTTGTAAAATCTTTTTCTAGGGGCCTTGATAATTTAGCAGTTGCTAATAATTCCTGGGAGTCGTTGTATAAGCCTACTGTTGTAATAAAGGTAGTTGGGTTTTCAATAAATGTATCATATATAATAGCTCCAGTTGATGAAGATATGAATGATGGGTTAGAAGAGTAATTAATTTGGTTATTCCTTGCTCTACAAAATATAAAGTCAGATGATAGATTTTCTTGAGAATTTAATGTAAATCCTGTTCCAAGTCCAGCTGCACCTGTACCAGCACCAGCTTGATCCCAATTTCCACCACCCAGATTTAAGGCATTAAACATTAGAAGTGGATTGTTGTTTGCTGTACTAGAACCTCTTACAGTTGCAAGACCAATTCCACCATCTCCAACCGCTAAATCAAGAGCATCAGCATTTAGGATTAATAGATTAACATCAGGTAGCATCCAACCATATGATCCCTTAGTTAATGTCCAACCACTAGCATCATGTGCTGAATCAGCTATTCCTCCATTTGTTACAACTCCTGCTGATCCAGATATTA